GGTTTCGAACGTCCGATAGCGGCCACCTGAGCCCGTCGCCGCGGTGAAGGTGCAGTCGATCGAGTCGTAGCGTTCGATGTAGCCGAGGGCCGTCTCACCAGCTTCCTGCAAGTCGATCATTGGATTGTCAGAATTGCCGTTGTGCCAGATGAAGGCGTCGTCGATATAGCCGTAGACGGCGCTGCTGCCCTGAATGTTGGCCGCGGTGTACGGCACGTTGGCCTTCGTCAATACGGCCTGGACGATGGCCGGCGCCGTGCCGGTCTGGGTCCCCAGCAGATCGAAAATGAACAGCCCACCGTAGTATTGCGGATCCTCCCAGTTCTCGTATTCGACGGCACGTGTCAGCAGACCGCGGCACACGGTCTCGACTCCACGCGGATTGTCCGAATACCGAAAGTCGCGCACCACGCCGACAAAGCGGGTGATGACATTCGAACCAACGACACCCATCGTCAACGTGACGACGTCGTCGTATGTCAGGCCGGGCTTCGTCGGGGTGATGATGCTGGCTTCGCTCACCCGCTTGTCGAAGCCGAAGGATGCGCGCGCGGACAGGATGTTGGAAAACGTGCCCGTGCTGCCACCGGTCCAGGTCGCCGAACTCGACACGCGCCGCAAAATAGCCACTAGCTGGTCACCCAGAACTCGACGTTGGCCAGATGGATATCCTGGGGCGTGACCCGCGTTCGCTCGAGCGACACGAACAGCACGGCCACGCCTGCCGGCTCCTCCGAATACACCAGCGAGCCGTTGCTGCCCACGGCGCCCTCAAAGGTCTTGAGCGAGGCGTAAGACGTGAACTTGGCCGCGCCGCGAATCTTGGTCACCGCCTTGCCAATGACATCCAGTACGGCGGTATTGGAACCGGGGATGAGCCGTTCGCTGACGGTCTGGGCGGTCTGGCGCGTGGGCGGGTCGACCAGCAGCGAGAAGCTGTACGCGCTGCCGCCGCTCGGCGTATACGTCGCCATCTAGCCGCCACCTGCCAACTGCTGCGCGGCCGTGTTCTCGGCTTGCATTCTGGCCGTGTGAAACACTGACGTGATCTGGGCCTCGACGTCGCGCATGAAGCCTTCGCCGGTCAGGTTGATCTGGATCTGGATGCCCTGCTCGCGCGCCTCGGCGATCTGGCGCAGCCAGCCATTCGTTTCCTGCGCAGCGTTGAGCTGGGCGAGGGTGCGCTCCTGGGTGATCTGAAAGAGTTGCTGCTCGATGTCGGCACGCGCGGCCACTCGGCCGGCGAGATCCACGCCACGGCTGGCATCCAGGGCGCCCAGCGCAACTCGTGGCTCGGCCCGCGCCAACTGGCGCAGTTCACGACGGGCGCCGGCACGCTCTTCTGGCGAGAGTAGCCCGCGGGCCTGGAGTTGCAAACGCAGGCGCTGTTCCATGTACTGCACGTCCTCGAGCGCTTCGGACGCCGGTAGAGCAGCCTGGCGTGCGCGCAACTGGTTCTCCGTGGCGTCTCGCTGGAGGGCCGCCAGCCGTTCCTGCGTCGGCAGCATGCTCAGGCGGATGGCGGCTTCCTGCGCCGATAGGTTGACGGCCTGGTGCTGCAGGCCGATCTGCACGTTCTGCGCGTCGTTCAGGGCCGTGGCCGCGGCGGTGATCTGATCCTGCCAGTTGAGGCGCGCCTGCAAGTCGGTACGGTCCTTGTCGGACAGTACCGGCGGCGTGTTCTCGGTCGCGTTGAGCTGGCGTAGCCGTAGATTGGTTCTGTCCGCGGCCTGAGCGGCTTGTGTCTGTCCAAGTTGCTGCAGGGCCGTGGTGGCTGCGGCGGCCGGAATCCCCACGAACGGCACGCCGAGGGCCCCGATCTTGGCCAGGGTCAGGATCTTATCCAGGACCGGATTCTGACCGACTTCATACAGTTTCTTGCTGATGTCGTCGAGGGCATTATTGATGAACTTCAAAATGCTGTTCTCGGTGTTGGCGCCAGTCGTCGCCGTTGGACCGACTGCCTTGCCCAAGGTGGCCATCAACCTGGCGGCTGACTGGTCAGCCGTATTCATCGCACCGTCGAGGTTCTTGATCTCGCCGGTGTAGGAGCCGTACATCGGGATCGTGCTGGCCATCATTCGCTGATGCAGGCGTTCGGCGTCGACCGCTTTGGTTGTCACATCGATGAGCGCTTGGAGTGCGCGATGCAGCACATACAGGCCAGCGGCATAGGCGGTCGCGTGCCGTGCTCCTCGTTCCAAGATCGATGCTGTTTCGGTGGCGGTGCCACCGCCTGCAGCGCCGGCCTGGATGCCGAAGGCGCCGGGGCCGAGCGTCGGCGCGGTGCCGCCGAGCTGTTGAATGCCGCCGACGGCGCGCTTGTAGTTCTCGAGCGTGTGCGCCTGTTGCTGCATCATCGCCGTCAGCAGGCGATTGGCGGTTTGCTGCTGCTGAGACAGCTGGTTGACCGATTGCTGGGCCTGCCGCGCGCCCGTGGGGTCAAAGACCGTCTTGATCTCGACCAGCAGTTGTTCAACGGTGGCCATCAGGTGAGCCTATTCGTCATCGACGAAGACGACCTCGTCGTTGGGACCCATGTCCGCGTACGCCTCGGCGACCTGGCTTTCCACGCGCAAGAACTCGAGCAGCACCTCCCGTTCGTCGGCGCCAACACGCTGGTATTGAAACGGCGTCCCGCCATAGCGTTCGGCCAACAGCACCGGGAGATACGCGCGTGGAGGTGCAGCACCTAGGCGCTGTCCTGGTGGACGCCGTTGGTCCTGGAAGTAGTCTCGGAGTCGGCGTCGGGTACTTTTGGGAGCCCGATGCGCTCGCGGAACTCCTCGACGTAGCGGCGATAGATAAAGCCGATGACGCCAACCGGCAGGTCGATCTCGCGGTCAGATGGAGTATCCCGTGGCAGCGGGAAGGGCTCGCCGTCCTCGTCAGCGAAGTTCCACGACAACACGATTTTGCCGAATGCTGACCACCAGCGCTCGGGATCGTCGAGCGCGATGAAATCGTCATACACCGAGGCGCGCGGGTTGGTACGCATCGTCACCACCCAGCCGGGGTAGCCGAGCTCGTCGAGGTCGATGTCCACAGTGTTGACGGGCATGCGAACGTCAACAGGTGCTTTACGTGTTGTTTTCAACTCGTTAGCAGTCACGCCCTATCGTCCTGAATGTCTCGTGAAAACCCTGTTGTTCGTCTTGAGCATCCTGCTCAATGCAGTCCTTCTCGTCGCACTCGCGTTCGTTTTCGTTGCCCCGCTTTCGAACACCCCTCCGCCACCTGCAGCGGCACCGGTTGCTGCCACGTATGAGGTCCAGTTGGACGGCGCATATCCAACTGGCCAGGGTGCGGACCCCAACGTTCCGTTCCAGGGCGAGTGCCGCATGACCACCTCGGATGTCTCATCCGAAGCGAAAGGCGTCACTGGCGTCACGCCGAAGACGGTCTCATTTAGCGGCCAATCGGTCTCGTGTAACGTCCAGAAGCAATCGCCAAACGCCCTTCGATTGAAGGCCACGCTCAAAAAAGACGGCGTCACGGTCAAAGAGATCTCGACAGATTCGAGCTATGGCAGCGTGTCGTTCTCGGCCTGATCACAACGCGTTGACGATGTTGCCGCGCGCGCGCCAGTTGGCCGTCAGCGTGACGGCCGCATCGACCGCGGTCCGCAGGCTATAGTCGACCCAGGCCGGTACCTGCAGATATTTGCCCATGGCCAACGAGCTCGGATACAGCGCCAGGTTGGTGCCGTCCGGGCTCTGCGCGGCCTGACGCAGCGTCGTATCGTCGCTGGCCCAGAAGCCCTCGATCGTACCGTTGGCGCCAGGGAAGCCCAGCACCGAAGTGCGGTTGGTGGCGCCGAACTCGGTGACATCGACGTTATCGGCGGTGTTGTCGATGGTGAACGCGCGCATGCCGCCGACCAGGACACCTGGCCCGGTGCCAGACGTGGACATGTACACCAGGCCGCCCTTGCCGTGATACTTGGTTGCCATAACGATCAGGCTCCTTTCAGGAGGGACCGATCGTCGTAGGCGTCGAGATCGGTCAGCAGTTGGGTCGCGCGCGCGGCAAAAGTATGTGGGGCCACTCTCACGCGCGCCTGGCGTGCGGCATACCGCCGCGCTGGAGAATCCTGGAGGTAGGCGCGCAGGACGTCCTCGAGGTGATCGACGTGAAACGTCGGCACGGCGCCATCGAAGACCTCGCGCAGCTCGGCGCGGTCGTCGCTGATCTGAAAGACGCCGCACGCGGCGAGTTCATAGGCGCGCGGATTCAAACTCTCTGCATGTGCAACGTGCTGCACGTGTCGGCCGTACGTCACCGAGGTTCGATGCAGATTCAGACCGATCTTGGCGCGCCGATAGAGCTGTATCGCCGTGTCATTGCTAATCGGCCCGGCGTGCACGTAGCGGCGCAGCGGATTCCTCGAGCCGAGCAGCGACCAATTGCCGTACAGTCCCAGGTCGATACCCTTCCAATCGACGGCGGCCAGTTGCTGGATGCGTTCTTCGAAGGCCGTGCCGACGAAGACGACGTCGTGCGCCGGCGTCTCGAGATCGAGCGCATCCGGGTGATGCCGCGCGGGATCATGGGCGTGCGGGAGATAGCCGGCGCCGAGTCGCTCGGCCGATGTGCGCTCAGTGGTCCAGACGACGTCTACGCGGGCCGCCAGACGCGCCTGGGGCTCATCCTCGTACGGCGACTCGGTCAGCAGCACACACGTCCTGAGACGCGTCCTGCGCATCATTTCGAGCACATCCGGGTGGAAGTACATCCCCGAGATGACGAGCACCCAGTCGACGTCATAGCGCAGCGCCATTTCGAGCGCTTCGATGCTGGCCCGATACACCGTATCCGCCCACGTCGGCCGCTGCTCGGGCACTTTTCCCCGCGCCCGCCAGAGTTTCTCTAACCAGGCGTGCGCCAGGCTGAGGCGCGGCTCGAGTGCGTAGTACTTGACGTCCACGTCTGGCCGGACGCGCAGCGCGCCGAGGTAGCCCTGCTCGACGTCTTTGGTCGAAAAGGATGCGCCCGCGCCGACCAGTAGGATCTTCACTAGCCGCCGCTGACGCGCCTGCTCGGATCGGTCAGTTGTGGCCCCGATACTCTTACGGACGGATCTGTCGGCGCCTGACCAGCCGGGCCTGCTTGCGACGTGCGCCGTCCCGGCGTGCCGCGGCCGCCCATGTCCCAGCCAGGGATGGCGACCGCGTCCCAACTCGTCGGAATGCCAGTACTCGAGCCACGCGGCGTCGGATCCCAACTCGGACTCCTGCCGCCATTGCCGTTTGCCATATCAGAAAACCTCCTTCACGGTTTGAGTGCGTCCAGGCCGAACTGATACCAGGCGCCCACCGCCACGCGTGGGTCGCGAAAACGATCGAATTCGCCGATGACGACGAAACCGGCGCGTTCGAGCGCGCGCTGCAAGGTGGTCGCGTCGTATGACCATTGATGCCGTGAGACCTGGGCCGTCGAAAAAATGATCATGTCGTTGAGCTCGTCCAGGTCGCGCAGGTCGCGATGCCGACCGGCAGGAAACTCGGCCAGTGCCGGCTCACCCGAGACATACCGCCGAAAACATTCGGCCATATCCGGCACAAGGACACCCAGCCGCGCCCCCGGCTGCAGCACGCGGTAACACTCGCGCAAGAATTCAGCTGCCTCCTCGCGCTCAAGATGCTCGAGGAAGTGGCCGGCGTAGATGTCGCTGACGCTGTCAGATGCCCACGGCAATGGTGGCACGCGCAGCACCAGGTCGACCCCGGCATACGCCGTCTCGTCCACGTTGACCCAGCCCGGCATGCGCATCGGCAGATCGCCTGACCCGATATTCAGGCGCACCGTGCCGACCGTTATTGCCGCCACCAGAGGTCCTCCTGCTCGGGCCGCGCGAGGCTGACCATCTCGTCGACCCAGGCGACGTCGCTGCCGCTGAAGGCGAAGGCCTGCGCTGCCGCGTCGAAGTCGCCTTCATAGCGCAAGCCCCACTCGATGCGCTGCGCGAGGTGACGAGGCAACACGAGACAGTCGGCGTCGATGTTGCCGAGGGTGAGCTGCTGCGAGCGCCAGATCGTCTCGCCCCAGTACGACCGAATCCGAAAGAACAACGGTCGCGCTCGCGGCTGGGCGTCGATGGCCGTCTCGATGGCCGCCAGCGAATCGCGCGTGGCGATGTTGTCGTCTTGCGCAAACCAGACCCACGGCGCCGTCGCCTGCTTCGCGCCGTACGTCCGCTGGGGCTGGCCGACGCAGTGGCGGCCGGCGTCGTGCTCCAGCCAGTCGAAGCCGCTCGCATGCACGCGCTCGCGGGCCTGCTCGAGCAGCGTGGTGTGGCCGCCATGCGTATCGCCGATGACGAGGACCTCAAGCCCGGCACTTTCGGGTTGCGCGCGCAGCGAGCGGAGCGTGAGCGCAAGCGTCTCGCGTCCGACGGTCGGGATCACGACGCTCAGCCAGGGCCTCACGTGAGCACCTCGATGCGCATGCTGGCACCGAGCGCGGCCAGACCGGCGATGTCGACGCGGCCATACGCGCCACCACCGGTCGCCGTCGCATACGAAACCGTGTTCTGCAGCCGCGGGTCGGCGTCGATGGCAGCTTTGATCGACTGACTACCTGACGGCGCCAGGTAGGCGTTGAGCTCGTTCTGGGCGCGGCCGAACTGCGATTCGATGCCGACGAGCACCCAGATATCGAAGTGCCAGCGGGTCGAGCCACCGCCGTACTGCTGGTCGTAGGTCCAATCCACCAGGCGCGGATAGGCGCACGGAAAGTTCGGCTTGTCGGGCTCAATGGCGTACGCGCGCAGCCCCGCGATGGTGGCCAAGACGCGCTGCAAGCCGTTGGTGATGTCCTGGATGGTCGGCTCGACGGCCAGCAGTTCGACGCTCATCCAATAGGCCTGCCCGCCAGATAGGCCACTGTGCGCAGACCGAGACGCGCGAAGCCGGCCACGATGCGCGCTTCGTTGCGTTGATAGGCCGGCAGCATGAACGGCCGCGGCGGAATGCCGCGCCGAGCAATGGCTCTGGCCAAGGCAAAAGCACGCCCGCGAATCTGCGCGTCCGAGACGCCAGGAGCGGCAGCGCGCCGCGGGCGGAGTTGTCCAGTCCTGAGCGGTCCGATAAAGGCCGGATTCCAGTGACGGCGGACCCAGCCGATGAGGGCGTCCACTGGTGGCATCCTGGCGCCGGCGCGGCGGCCGAACTCGACGTAGCGGCCATACCCGGCATCCGGCCCGACCTGTCCCACCAGGCTGGGATATGTGCCAGTGATGTGATTGTTGATGCTGCCGGCCAGTCGCCGCGTATCCTGCGGCGCGAGCTGGCGTGCGTCGGCTTCGATCAGCAGCAGCGAGGCCTGCAGCGTCTGCCGCATGTCGCGTTCCATCTGCTCGGGCGTCGTCTGCAACCGACTGAGAAAGGCCTCCCATTCGGGCCCAAGCTGCACGCTCACACCAGCACCCAGGTGGCGCTGCCGGCCCCGCCGGCGCCGCTTGGTGTCAAATATGCCGCCAGCAGATTGACCACGTCCTGGTCGCGCGCGCCGAGCGTGGCCAGCTCGCCCGTTTGCGGCGCTTCCCAGACCGCGAACGGCACACTCAGCCGCGTGAACCAGCGATTGGCGACCAGGATGCACGCCTGACTGACCGCCGCCGGAATCGCGCCGAAACCCCAGATGGCGGTCACGCGCACCTGCTCGCCGATGATGAAGTACGACGTGGGCGGCGTGGTCGGCTTGAGCCGAATCTGGGTGTACCCGCCCATCTCGGGTGCCAGATACAGCGGGTACAGGTCGATATACGCCGGCGCCACATTCGTCGCGAAGGTCTCGTCGCCGGAGCTGTCGACGTCCAGCGCGCTGACGCTGCTCAGATCGGGTACGTCCAGACGATCGACGTCGTACGGCATGAAATAGCGTGCGCTGGCACTTGCATCGACCGCCGAGAACGTGCGTCCGGTGTAGTGGTCGATCCAGGCCGTCGCGGCATCCAGGGCACGCTGAATGTCGATGTCGTCGACCGTATCGGCGATCGTCACCGCCGCCTTGAACTCAGCCAGCGTCGCGTAGCTCACCACTATGTCACGCCTGTCACCCTCGCGAACGCGGTCGGCCGCCACACGATGAAGGCGGCGCGCAGCTCGGCCAGGATGGTCTGCATGTTGCGGATGAAGTTGTCGTTGACCAGGCCGACGCGAATGTTCGCCTGTTCGCGGTCAAACAGTGTGCAGCCCATGGCGAAGTCGCCCACGAGTGCCGTGCCGATGGCCATGGCCTCACTTTCAACGACCGGTAGACCCCACAGTGTGTTCGCGCCGGTCATGCTGGGCGGGCCCATCAGATAGCCACCGAGCGTCGCCGAGGCGGTGTTTTCGCGGGACAACCGTGCCGTCTGCCAGTTGTTCGGATGCATGACGATGGCATTCGGTCGCGCGTGGCCCTGCACGCGCACCGCGGTGCGCGCCTTGAAGATCGCGTCAAGCGTGCTGTCGGTGCCAAGCGGCTGGTTGATGATGCCGGCGTTGAGGATGCCGGTGAAGTTCTCACCGGTGCCGTCGCCGCTCACGATCTGCGTTTCCAACGTCAGCGTCAGGCCGAGCAGCAGGCGGCTGTTGATGATGCCGCGGATCTGCGGGGCGTCGTTCAGCGCATTGTTCGTGACCGGTACCCAGTGTGCCGTGGTGTGCACGTTGGTGGTCATCGCCTGATACTGCAGCGTCGATTCGGGCTTGCTGCCGGTCGTACCCGTGGTCGCGGTCGCCTCGGGCGTGGGCGCCGCGGCATTGGTGAAGGTGGTCTCACGCACCCACTCGACGACGTTGGAATCCGTGGCCAGGCGCGGAATCAGGTCGAGGACGTTGATCTCACGCTGCAGGATGCTGACGACTCCTGGCTGAATGTCCGGGAAGACCATGGCACCAGCCGAACCGCTGCCCGAGTTGACAATCGTCTTCTGCTCGAGCGCGCGCTGCCACGAGATCAGACTGGTGCCACTACTGAGCATCACGGCGAACTCATTGCGGTGCAGTGACGATTCGAATCGACCTGACTTGCGCAACTGATTCCATTCGGCCGAGCGGATGAACTGGTCGCCTGGACTGAGCATTTGCGGAACCTGTGCGTTCGGCTGCACGTGTGGCGTGGCAGGTCGCGAGTAGGAATCAACACCCCCACGCACGCGCTCCTTGCGCTGCATCGCCTCGCTCAGTTTGGCCTCGTATTCCATGAGCGCGTCGACGGTCAGCAGGTGGCGTTTGACCTGGTGCTCGTCCTCGACGTCGGTAATCAGCCCGTCGTAGCGCCGCTCGATGGCCTCCGCCTTCTCGTACTGGTCCTTGATGTTGGCCTGCACCTCGGGCATGACCATGTTGCCGATCTGTTCTTTGGAAAACAGCGGCTCGGCTTTGTAGACGGTGTCGACAGTCCCGTTGGGTGAACTCATGGGATGGGCTCCAGCAGATGCAAGCGCTCGAGGCGTTTGCGAGCGATGGCCAGATGCAAGGAGGCGATACTGGGCCCGGCAACAACGGGCGGCGGATCTGCAGCTTTGACAGCGGTGACGCGGGCCTCCTCATTCATGGGCAGGCTGACAAGGCTGATTTCGAGCAGGTCGACGGCTTTGAGCTGACGCACGCCGTCGATCGTCTTGGTGTCCGATTCCGGGATGTAGCCGATCGACATCGAGTCGATGGCGCCGTCCTTCAGCAGTTGGTAGGCGTCATGGCCGCGGGCCGTGCGGCTTAGCAGAAACTCACCGTGCAGGCCGTGGTCGTCCTCATTGAGCGACAGGATCTTGCCGATCGGCTCGAACATGTCGTGCTGCCACAGCAATTTCGGCACGCGCCGTGCGAGGGATTTGGTGAAGGCGCCGCGGATGACGACGTCGCCGCCGTAGTCGACGTTGTCGAAAGTTGAGGCATAGCCGGAAAACGACCAGCCCTCGTCGCCGCGCGCCTTCACCTCTTCGAGTTCGAACGGGATCGCTTTGGTTTCCACGGAACGCGGCCTCCCGGAGCGGAGCTCGACGGGATGGCCGAGGAGGCGAGCGCCTCAGGTGGCCTGCGCGACGTCGCGCTCAATGTACCACTAGCCGACGATGGTCGCTAGACGGGACGGGATTGCCACGGGGGCTGCAAGGACAGCGCCGCGAATGCCCGTCGGGTAGCCGACGATGTAGCCACCGGTGTAGCCGGAGGGGTTGTCGGGGTTAGTCGCCAAGATGTCGGCGGTATTGATGGATTGCGTCCAGGTAAGTCCACCATCGCTCGAGAGCCACATGATTTGCTGGACGCCGCGCGAATCGGCATTGCCCATGATCGCGGCGTGGCTGGCGTCGCCAGGAGACGACGACACCTGCCAGTACCACTTGTAAAAGGTGTTGCGATTCGCCGCGAAGCTCTGGTCATAGGGAATGGTGAACACGAGGGTCCACGTGGCACCGGCATCGGTTGAACGGTAGACGTAGACGTCATATACAGCCGATGTGACGCCAGCGCAGATGTACGTCGAGGCGTCCAGCGCGGTGATGTCCATAGGCCACCCACCAACAAGTGGCGGCGGGCAGATGTTCGTGATGCCTG